GCGGTTGTTGTTTTTCAACCAAGTGATGTAGCTCGGTGCCCTGCCGATCCGCGCCGCGAAGGCGCTTTTCGACAGGTAAGTTGGTTCTGTCATAAGCCCTCCTTTCAACGGCTTTTCAATGCAGACCTTTCAATTTCAATGGATTGAATTTCAGTAAGCTGGGGGCGCTCCCGCTAACAGTTTCCCGCGGGTTTCCGACCCCGTGTCCTTCAGATACCCCTAGGGTCCCCGGCGGTTTTCGGCGCCCCAGATCGGTGCATCAACCCTGCGCGCCCCCGGCGGGCGGGACTTCGCTGACGCCCAGCCGTTTGGCGGCCCAGCGTTCGTACAACCCGATGGCCACATCGGCACCCGCCATCGCTGTGAGACAACCCAAGGCCCCCGCCGTCCAGATCGTCATACCGGCGGCGATCATCAACATCATCGCCGACACCCCGCAGACGATGCAGGCACCTGACCGAAGTGCCAGCCTGCGCAACAATGCCCAGCCTCGCGCCCCATCCTTGTCGGCCCGCCACATTTCTCCCGATACGCCACCGACCAGGGCCAGGACGATCACTAACCAGATCGGCATCTCTGCCAGTGCTTGTTGCTCGCTTGTCATCGCCAACCCCTAAACGCAAAAACCCGGCGCAATGGCCGGGTTTGGTGGTTGGTGCGTGCCGCTCTCTGCGGTCGCACCTATCGAAGATGACTACTTTTTACAGGTCGATTCCGGTGGCAGCAACCCCGGTTTAATGCCACCCGGTGAATAAGTGGTCAATGGAGGGTGAACGTCTAGCGAATGTAAGCGAATAACTCACCACGGCATTCTGTTGTTTCGGCGGCGTCCCATCCGTCCCACCTTTTAAAACTGAGGTGGGACGCCTGAGAGCGCCTAAATTCGGGGCTTAGCCCCACCGTCCTACTTATTTATCTCTTTTCTCGTGTAGAGAGAGAAAATTAAGAAACACGCTTGCGCGTGAAACGCGCGTGCATGGTACCTGCTACGCATATGCGGGCGGGTGATGTCGCAAGGTGGGACGGTGGGACAGCCCAGCAAAGACAAGGCCCGCACCTGTCCCACTACGTCTAAACATAGTGGGACAAGGCGGGCCGGTGGGACAGCAACAGCCGGACGAAGGCCTGGGGTCACGCAGCCATCCCCATCATCACGCCGAAGATCTGCAGATGAGCCTCATGCAGGCGCTGGTAGTACGTGTCACGACCACAACCGCAGTGCGCGTACCGCAAGCGCATATCAACGTCGACCGTGCAGTAATGCTCCCGAACAACCGTCACTAGCTCAGGCGGAAGATGCTTGTTCACGATCAGCTCGATGTCGAGAGAACTCTCCAGCGGCGCACGAAAAGCCCGCCGCCCACGAATCAGTTGCCCATTACTCTCCATCATCATGGCAACCATGTTCCCCCCAGCAAGTCCCCCTTTCGAATGTTCGGAATGCAGCTCCTGAGCCCAAAGCTTCAGCAACGAATCAATCTCCTTAATCATCGAAGCAAGGCTCCTCGAAAGCAGATTGTTCCAAAGCAGGCGCCCTGCCCCAATCCGCAGGTTTCTTGTATCCCCACAGTCGTTGCCGGCTCTTGGTCATGGCCCCGAGCCGATAACGTCGCCACCCCAACCGATGCAGGATCGCCCCGACCCGCATCTGCTCGGGCTTGCCCCAATGCCCCGGGTCTAGCTTGAGCGCCTGCGTCAACACCTCACTGCCGGTAGTGGTCTCACCGATCTGCGACTCTTCCAACCAGGTCAAGATTGGCGTTTCCCATTCGTCCACTACGAAGCGCTCGTCCTGCTCCTCGGCAAACAGTGCCGCTTCATCCAGCGTTACCCACCAAAGGTCGCCCGCGTCGTAGCAGAACACCGCCTCGGCCCAAAGTTGGTCGCGGATCGAGCGCAACAGCTCCAGATCCACCCTGGTACAAGCCACCGGCCAATAACGGCGGTTACCGGTAGCGTCCTTGAGGTACTCGTCCTGGTTAGTCGTCCCCACGAACACGCACTGGCGAGGAACGTCCATGGTGCGGCGGCCATAGCTCTCGCGGTAGGTATCGGTGGACGCGGAGAAAAACTGCTTGGCCTTGGTGCTTTCGGCCTTGTTGAAGCTGTCAAGCTCGCCCAGCTCCACGATCCACTTGCCACGGATTGCCTGAAAGCCGTCCTTGTCGCCTAGTGCGAACGGCGTATCCATGAACCACTCGCCGCCGAGGATACTCATCGCGGTCGACTTACCGGCGCCCTGCGCGCCCTCAAGGATCATCACCGAGTCAGCCTTGCAGCCCGGTTTCATCACCCGCGCCACGGCCGACAACATCCAGCGCTTGCCCACCTTGGACGAGTAGTCGGTGGCCTTCACGCCCATAACATCCGTGAGCCAGCTCTCCAAGCGCGGCACGCGATCCCATTCGAGCTTGCGCAGGTACTGCCGCACCGGATGAAACGCGTGATCATGCGCAACGACGCTCACCGCCTCGATCACATGCGACGCCTTGACCCGCAAGTTGTACTGCTGCGCGAGCCACTTCATCACCCGCACATCATCGATGTCCGCCCAGTCTCCCGTGCCACCGCCATACGGCGCCGCACGCAGCTTCACGATCTTCGAACTGAAAGCGCTGTAACTGATCACCCCGGCCCAGCGCTCATCGCTGGCCAGGATCAGCTCGACGTTCTGCATATGCGCGATCAGCGCGCCACTTTCGCTCCGAGCCAGCATATCTTTCCAGCCACCAGCTGCCGGCGGCTTGACCACCGCCAGCACCTGGCGGCGCACCGCCTCCAAACCTTCGGCAACGTGAAGATCGTTGAAGTCGGTCCACTTGATCTCCCGCTCACCGGAAAAGATCGGCGCAACCACCTGGCCACCGACAATCAGCGCCGCGTTGTTGGCTTTCTCTTCACCAGGGTTCCACGCATCACCATTCGGCTTCGTGGTTTTCCAGTCATCGTCCCGGCAGATGATCAGCGGGCAGCCGGCGAAGCGCTCACGCATAGCCTTGCACACCACCAATAGATTGCCGGCGTCAAACGCGATGGCCACGGTCAGCGAAGTCGCCATATGCAGGCTTGCGCCCGTGGCGTAGCCCTCACACACCAGCACCGGCTCACCCGGATCCGGATGCGGACCGATCAGGTGAAAAGCGCCCTCCTTCGACATCCCATAGGGCCAATACGTCTTATCCCGGCCGGTGTCTTCTTGCTTGGTTGGATACACCACCTGCAAGCCGACAATCTCGTCGCGCACGTTGCACATCGGCACCAGGAACGCACCGGTGCGAGGCGCATACCGAACACCGATACCAACGATCTGCTTGCGATCCAGATAGTCGCTACGGCCCTTCTCCGGCATGCGTCTGAACATGCCCGCCGCCCGCTTGGCCGCTCGACGTGCCGCACTGGCTGCGATCTCCGCAGCGCGCCGCTTCGCCTCCTCCTGCCGAGCGCGCATGACCTCACGCTCTTCAGGCGACATCCGCCCGGCCTTGACCTTGATCTTCTGCGACTCACCCGAACGCCAATCACCGAATGCGCCGAAAATGAGCGTTTCGCCCTTCTCGGTGCGATGCTCATGGGCGATGTACCAGCCGTTCTTTTCCTTGCCCTTGTCCTGTGCCGTCTTGCACCGAGTTAGCTTTCCAAACACCAGCGGCTGCGCAGGCTCAAGCCCGTAATCCGCAAATTGCCCAAGTACCTCATCAAGCATGGCGGGGCCCCTTTAGTTCCTCGAGAGAAAGGCACCCCACGCACTGCGTGCAGCCGGGCTGCGCCAAACGACGAGCCTCAGGGATCGGGTCATCGCACGTTTCGCAGAACAGAAACGAATGCGCCACCAAGGCAGGCTTGGTGGCGTTGCGTGCAGCTAGCGCTTGATCGATGCGCTCTTGCACCAGGTCATTAGCGAAGTCAGCGATATCAGCCACGCTCAACACCCCGCGTCGTCTGGTTGACATACGTGGCGCGGTTGAACAGCCCCAACAGCCCCTGAATCCCACGAAACACCTGCAGACGAATCGCGGCCAGTTCCTCATCAGTAACGACACCGTCACCGATACTCTTGGCCCAGATGTCTGCCAGATCCGCCACCTTGCGGAAGTATTCCGCGATGCCGGTGGTCAACGTCTCGGGCATGTCATTGGTATACGCCTCGGCCAGCTCCTGCCAAATCGTGTCACCGACCAACGCATGTACTGCATCCAGAATGCGGCGATCCTTGGTCAGCTCCAGAATCTCGCCGAACTCTTGAATGTTCACCGTGTGGCTGGGGTGGGTTGGGGATAGCTTGTGCTGCAGTGTGGTCGCATTCCGGCCGGTGGTGGCGGCGATGGCGGCGGCACCACCGGGGTAGTCCCGTGCGGCATGGTAAAGCGCAAGATCGAGCGGCAGGACTTCCCGCTGCGCCCGGTCTAGAGAGCTCAGAATGATACGGCTCATGGCATTAATCCTTGAATGTTGCCAGTGCCGCACGACAGGGAGTGGTGATACATTTGTCGTGTGGCTTGATAGGCCCAAACGCCGGCGAGGTTCCTAAGACCAACACCGGCACCGTGCCGAGGCGAACAATCCGTTGTTCACCCCAGGCGCAACAGCTGCCAGCTCTGTGGTGGAAATGGCAGCAACACCAAGGCTTCCGAGCCTTGGAAAACGCGAAAGGTGTGGGCGGTTTTGCATTTGGTTTGCCCGCCAACCCCAATCGCGGCCCGACAGCGCTGTGGTGGTGCGTGTCGGGAGGAACTGGGCGACCCTTGGGTCGCCTTTTTTCTAAGCTACTTTCTTGAAATCCATCTCCGGCGGAAAAACATCATCAAGCGAGCATTTGATTCCGAGTTGATTCAACGCAGCCGTAATTGCACGAGATTCTGCAAGTCCGGCAACACGGCGTCCGGACTCATAATTACTAATCCGTGTCTGCGTCCAGCCCAGAATCGAAACCAAATCACGCTGCCTGATACCCGCCTTCTCTCGATGGTCAGCAATCCTGTTCATAAAGATCTCCTGTAACTGGAGAGCAGAATAAACACGATTCGTGATTTTTACAACACGCAAAGTGCGATAAATTTATTTCAATGCGTGGTAAAAAAGACAAATGAACTCACTAGGCTCACGCATCAAATCACTCAGAAAAGCCAAAGGTATGAGCCAGAAGGATCTGGCACTTGCCTGTGGCTGGGAATCACAGTCTCGTATTGGTAACTATGAGAAGGATCAACGCCAGCCCAACCTTCAGGATCTAGGGAAAATTGCTGCTGCCCTGAAAACGCCGTTGACAGAACTGGTCAAAGATGTAGAGGGACCATTACCCCATTTATCTGGTGATGCGCTTGGAAACATTTTCGACATCAGATATCCCCCTCGACTCAAGAGTAGCCAGAGCGAAGGATTAACATCAGCAGGACGAGCGAAAACAGGGAGTGTTCCGGTGGTTGGGACCGCACAGCTGGGCAATGAAGGATATTTTGAAGCGCTTGATTTTCCTCCAGGTCACGGCGATGGTTACTTGAGCATCCACAGCGATGACCCTGATGCCTATGGATTAAAGGTTACCGGCGATAGCATGCTTCCCAGGATAAAGAATGGTGAGTACGTGCTAATCGAACCCAACAAGAGCTACTTCAGCGGCGATGAGGTTGTGGTCAGAACCACAGAGGGCCGAACGATGATCAAGGAATTCATTTACCTGAGAGATGGGATGTACCGCTTGGACAGCGTAAATGCCGAACACCCGCCAATCCATATTGCCGCGAGCGACGTGATTGAGATTCACTTAGTCGGCGGAATCCTAAAGTCATCACGCTTTTTGCACGCAACGTGACAAAACAATCACATTTCGTGTTGACTTAAAAAACACACTGCGTGATATTTGTCTCACTCTTTCACCACAGAGCGAGGCAAAACCATGCAAACCTGCGCAACCCTCCACGTCCATCCGGCGTGCGTCAGCAACAAAAAGATGATCGAGCAGCTGCAGTCAGCCACCGGCTGCCTGGTCATCATTCATAACAGCAAACCCAAGCTGATAGCCAAATCCCAGCCCCTCCCTTTCGATCCGAATGACGGAGGGCACGCAGCATGATCAAGTACAAGATCGACAACCGCACCCTGCAGTTGCTCAACGCCCAGGTCAACCTGACCGAGACCTTCAACCACGTCCTGCGAACAGCACCTAAGCGTGAATGCCTGGCATTCCGCCTCAAGGCTGAACGCGGCACAGTGGAAAGCACTTTTGTCGTCGAGCTGGGCAGCGAACGCCACACGCTGACCCTGCAGAATGACAAGAAGATGCACCTCAAACTTGCCGACTTCATCGAAGAGATTGCCAACGGCCCGTTCGACGCCAGCAACACCAGTGCCCTAGCGCAGCGTCCGCATGCAGATCGTCAATACGGCCGCTTCGAAGTCCAGGACAAGCAACGCGTATTCGAACTGGTGCACACCGGCGGCGTGCTGAGCCTCGACATGGGTTTTGAGCTTCCCCTGCATGTGGCGTTGCATCGCACCCATTCGCGACGCGGTGTTACCACCATCTTGAGCATCGGCAATAAAAGCCCGCACACGCGATGCTTCACCCTGTACGACTCCGATGCTGAGATCTACGCAAGGATCATTGAGCCCATCAACCACCTTGCTGCAGCGGCCACTCCTGCTGCGCACGCGGCATGAGGGGGACGCCATGGAACGCACCCTCGCCCAAGCTGCAGCGCAACTCGGCCTGACCCGTCCAAAGCTGGTTGCACTCATGCGGGAGAAAGACCTGCTCAAGGGCAACTTGCCTGCATATCCCACACGCGACAAAGAGTATTTGCGCGTCAAGGACGGCCAGTGGTTTCACGAAACGTTTGGCATGCAGTACAGCCAGTCGACCAGGGTGAGACAACCAGGCATCCGCTGGCTGGCTGAACAACTCGGCATCGACCTGCCCGCAATCCCGACAGATCGCCGTGACGTGGCCTAGGGAATTCGCCCGACAGATCATCGCAATGCGGACACGAGAGGAGCGCAATGCCGCGCTCCTTGAAGTGCCCGAGCATCTGCGGGAATTGACCAAACGCCATTGCCTGAACGCCTGGAACCACCCCGCAAGAAAACAAAGCAAGGAGGCCACATCAAGCCATGAGTAACGCAGCCCAAGCCCCACTACGGCTACAACCAGCCCCTGAGTCTGCCACCGTCGAGTTGCTCTACCGCACCTTCGGCGACGTGCTGATTCCGCTGGAGAAGGTACGTGAGCAGTACTTCCGCAACCTCAACGAGCAAAAGTTCGTGATCGAGATCAATAGCGGACGAATCAAGCTCCCGATTACCACGCTGCACTCAAGTCGAAAGGCCCCCAAGTACGCACACATTCGACACGTTGCATCGCTCATCGATATTCGCGCCTATCAGGCCGACGAAGACATGCAGTCTCAGCAGAACGAGCCAACCGAGTAAGCCATCCCCCAAGGACTGCCACCACCAGTCCGACACTGAACCAGGAGCAAACCAAATGACTGCAATTCAAATCTGCGCACTCATCGTCCTAATCACTCTGGCCGGGCTATTAGTCTGGGCCGGCTACTTCATGGGCCGTACCGACGGCATGTCCGCCGGCATGAAACAAAGTGACGACACCCTGCGCGCCGAAAGCGCCAAGACCATTCGCGAGTTAAGGGCCTCACTCGACTTCATCAAGGCCGACCACGCCCGCTTAGCGCAATTCAGCAAACGCCTTCAGCAAGCGCTGACGTTCGGAAATTGCGAACGCCAGACGCTGCTGGACATCGCCGAAAAGCTCCGCATTGCCGCCGATACGTTCGCCGCCTTCCGCACGGGGAAAAAACTCGAACGCGAAACCCGCGCCCTGCGCGACAAGGCGCTCACCATGGCCGAATTACTGAAGCCCACCGAAAGAACAGGCAATGCAAAGGTTGAGATAGTGCCTCTCCATATTCCTCTCAGCACGGAGGATGCAGAGAAAGCTGCCGCTTTTTTTCAACAAGACCAACAGGCCATTGCCACCACCGCGCAATCGAGAGGTGCAGCGTGAGCTGGATCCTCACCCATACCGGCAAGCGCTTTGATTTGCTTGAGCCGGACGCCGAAATGATCGATCCGCGAGATATTGCGCACTCGCTGGCTCATTTGTGCCGCTTCAACGGTCACACCCGCGAGTTCTACAGTGTGGCTCAGCACAGCTGCATCGTCGCCGACCTGGTGCCAGAAGAACACAAACTTGTGGCCTTACTCTATGACGCTCCCGAGGCGTACTTAGGCGATATGACACGGCCACTCAAGCAGTGGATTAGTGCCTACCAACACTTCGAGGACTGTATTTGGTGGCGCGTTTGCGACCGGTTCGAAATAGCCCCAGAACTCCCCACCTGCATCCACCAGGCCGACCTGATAGCGCTGGCTACCGAACGCCGCGACCTCATGCCAACCGATCCGGCTATCTGGGATTGCTTGGTCGGTATCGAACCCATGGTTGAAACCATCCGTCCGTGGTCTGCCGCAGAGGCGCGCAACACTTATCACCAGCGCCTGATGGATCAACTTGCTATCGAACATCGGAGGAAAGCGGCATGACGCTCGCACAGAACGCCACCCACCCCCTGCCCGCTTTTCTCCGCAACAACAACGGGATCGCCACGCCTGTAAACAACAGCAGCTGCGCAGCAGCAAGCATCATTGCCTCTTCCCGAAGCAACTCCGAGGGTCTGATACCCCACGAAAAGCTGCGCGAGGCAGCCAAACCCAATGCAACGCTGATCGCTCAGAATCGCCCGCCCGCGCAGCTTGTGGAGGGGTATAAGCGTCCCCCACTGGTGGCCGCATGAGCGAAGTATCGATTGTTCTCTACGCTCCTCCACCAGCTCTACTGGATGCGTTACGTGACAAAGAATGCTACGTCACCTCGTCTTACGGGAATTCAATTGAACAACGCGATGCCGCTCATAGGCGAGAGCTGATCCTCAAAGAAGAACTCGAATTCCTCACAACACGTCACGAAAAATTACTTGCCCGCGAGGAGGCGTTAGAAAAGGCAATCTGCGTTATGAGGGAGCGTAATCGTTGTCTCGGGCTTAGCGGCAGCAAATCAACCTGGGAGGACGAAATATGAGCCTACCGCGCTGGGTGATGATCAATCGTGCCTCTGAACTGACTGGCTATAGCGAAGACGCGATTCGCCACAAAGTGAAGAACGGTACCTGGGCACAAGGGCGAGTTTGGCGCAAAACACCAGACGGCCGAATCGCAATCAACATGACGGAGTATGACAAGTGGGCCGAGAGCGCGCCGCAGGAAGCGGCCTAGAAACCGAGCTGGCGAAACACAAAGGGATAGAAATTCATGGCGGTAACATCCGAATCGTCTTCATGTGGCGCCGGATCCGCTGCCGTGAATCACTCGGCCTGCCTGTTACAAAGGCGAACATCAAACACGCTGCCTTGCTCAGATCAGCAATCATTCATGACATAAAGACAGGACGCTTTGAGTACGGTCGTCACTTTCCAGAGTCGAAGCACGCACACAACTACAGCAACGCCGTTGATGAGCGA